AAAGACTGTTTGGTATTCTTGTCACCAACTAAAGCATCTGTTGTTGACAATATTGGTTCTGAATCTAGTGCAGTTATTACATACCGTGATTCATTGACTTCATCTTCTTATTCTGTTCTCGATTGTGGTTACAAATATCAATTTGATAAGTATAATGATGTGTATCGTTGGATTCCATTGAATGCTGACGTTGCTGGTACTTGTGCTCGTACAGATATTGAACGTGACCCATGGTTCTCACCTGGTGGTTTCAACCGTGGTGTAATCAAGAATGTTGTAAAACTTGCTTGGAATCCAACTAAAGCTGAACGTGATAACCTTTATGTTAAAGGTGTTAACCCAGTTGTTACATTCCAAGGTGAAGGTACTGTTCTATTCGGTGACAAGACCATGTTGAGCAAACCATCTGTGTTTGACCGCATCAATGTTCGCCGCTTGTTCATCGTGTTGGAGAAATCTATTGCTAAGGCTGCACGTTCTTCATTGTTCGAATTTAACGACCAATTCACAAGAGCACAGTTTGTCAATTTGGTTGAACCGTACTTGCGTGATGTTCAAGGTCGCCGTGGTATTACAGACTTCCGTGTAGTGTGTGATGAGTCTAATAATACCCCTAACGTAATTGATTCGAACCAATTCGTTGGAGACATTTACATCAAACCTGCACGCTCTGTCAACTTCATTCAACTCAACTTCGTTGCTGTTCGCACCGGTGTAAGTTTTGAAGAAGTTGTTGGCCGATTCTAATAAATAGAGAAAACAGGAGAAATTAAATGGCTTTTAATGTAAACGAATTCCGTTCCCAACTAGTTGGTGACGGTGCCCGTCCGAATCTTTTTGAAGTTTCGTTGCCGTTCCCTGCGTTCTCTGCGCCAGGGAATGCACAGGCTAAAACCACTTTCATGTGTAAGACTGCACAGTTGCCTGGCTCTACGCTAGGTGTTGTGCCAGTTCAATACTTTGGCCGTGAGTTGAAGTTTGTTGGTAACAGAACCTTCGCTGATTGGACTATCACAATCATCAATGATGAAGATTTCGTCATTCGTAACGCCTTCGAGCGTTGGATGTCAGGAATCAACAGTCACGGTCTTAACGTGCGTAACCCAGCTGCATTGACACCTGGTGGTTATACAGTTGACGGTGAAGTAACTCAATTTGGCAAGAAGGGTGATTCTCTGAAGAAGTACAAATTTATCGGTTTGTTCCCTTCGGACCTTACACCTATCGATGTTGATTGGGGTTCTAATGATACTATTGAGGAGTTTTCCGTGACTCTCACCTATCAATGGTGGGAATCAGTATCAGACAACGTGATTTAAGCGAGAGGGACTTCGGTCCTTCTCCATTTTTATAGAATGGATATTTAATGGCACTTAAGCTATTCGGGTTTACGCTCGGAAATAAAGACATTGTTCGGGAACAACTTCCCGAGCAACCTTCCTTCACACTTCCAACCACAGCAATGGATGATGGTGCAGTTACCATCACCCAAAATGCTTACTATGGAACGTATGTTGACCTAGAAGGTGCAGTTCGCAATGAACTGGAACTAATTACACGATACCGTGAAATGGCAAACCATCCAGAATTGGAGATGGCCATTGACGATATTGTTAACGAAGCAATTACACACGATGTAACTGGTCGTACTGTTGATATTGTTTTAGATAAACTAAAGCAACCAGAAAACATTAAGAAAAAAATCATTGAAGAATTTGATAACATTTTAAGGTTGTTGAACTTCAATAACCTGTCTGATGACTTGTTCAAACGCTGGTATATTGACGGCAGAATTTATTACCATGTGGTAGTAAATGAAAAGAATCCTAAACAAGGCATTCAAGAGTTGAGATATATTGACCCACGAAAGATTCGTAAGGTCAGAGAAATCAAAAAAGACCGTGACCCAAAAACAGGCACGGCTATTATCAAATCTATTGCCGAATACTATGTGTACAATGACCGTGGTACTTCTACACAGCAGTACAGCGCACAAGTATCACAAGGCGTCCGCATTGCGCCTGAGTCGATCCTGCATGTAACCTCAGGGCTTATGGATGCAAAGAACACCTTTGTTATCTCATATCTACACAAGGCAATTAAACCACTTAATCAGTTGCGTATGATTGAAGATGCGGTAGTTATCTATCGTATATCAAGGGCACCTGAACGCCGTATTTTCTACATTGACGTTGGTAACTTACCAAAAGGTAAGGCTGAACAATACTTGCGTGATGTTATGGTCAAGTATCGCAACAAGATGGTTTATGATGCACAGACTGGCGAGTTGCGTGATGACCGCAAACACATGTCTATGCTAGAAGACTTCTGGTTGCCACGCCGTGAAGGTGGTAAAGGTACAGAAATCACCACACTTCCTGCTGGCCAAAACCTTGGTGAGTTGGAAGACGTTAAATATTTTAGACAGAAACTTCTCCAATCATTGAATGTGCCTATCAGCCGTTTGGAACCACAACAAGGTGGTATGATTGGTATGGGTCGTACTACTGAAGTGACCCGTGATGAAGTTAAGTTTACAAAGTTTATTATTAGACTTCGTAATAAGTTTTCTCAGATTTTTGACCATGCATTAGGAACACAACTGGTACTTAAAGGTATCTGTTCTTCAGAAGAATGGGATGAATTTAGAGAAGTAATCTATTATGATTATAAGAAAGATAATAACTTTACAGAGATGCGTGATGCAGAATTGCTAACCGCACGACTACAATTATTGCAAACTGTTGACCCATATATTGGCCGCTATTACTCTGCCGCATGGGTAAGTAAAAACATTCTTCAAATGTCTGATGAGACTATGGATGAAATGAAGAAACAGATTGCACAAGAAGACAAAGATGGTACTGGTGGTCCAACAATGCCAACTGGTGGCCAAGAACCGCCTGCATCAGCTGATGAATATCCACCAGTGGATAATACAGTTGACGACAATGCCGCAGAATCTAAAACTCCAGCTTTAGATGCTGAGACGGATAAATTTTCATCTAAACTAAATAGAAAATAATGGAGAATAATATGGATGTACAAGACTTTATTAATAGCGTTGCTACAGGTAACGCCGCAGAAGCAAAAGATACTTTGAACGATTTACTATCTGCTCGTGCTTTTGAAGCACTTGAAGCAAAGAAGATTGAGATTGCTCAGAACCTTTTTAATGGCAAACAAGAAGCTGAAGAAGAAGGCGATACAGAAGCTGCATGAAATCTCTTTTAGATTTTAAATCTATCGTTGAAGAAGAAAAGTCAGACTATTCTAAGTTTGATACTTTGGTACGTGCTGGTCTGGCCAATAAGGCACAGATGCAACGCATTCACAAAATCTTAGATAAGATGGGTGAAGAAAGACCAAACTTCAACAATGCTGATAAGGCAATTATTCAGAACCTTTTCAACAAGATGGTAGATTTAATCTCTAATAACAAACAGATTAATCAGCAGGCTCGCCGAGCAATTAAAGAAGAAGTCATTGAGTTGGATGAGGTGGTTGATACACCTAAAGACCCACCAAATACTCTTGTTTTAAGGCGCAAATCTATTCGTATGTTTCCAGATAATACCAGAATTGCTCTGTATTATAACAATACATTAGATAAATATTTTTCGATACCTTATGGTCCAAAAATAGATTCGCCAGTTCAAGCTGAAGAAGTACAGATACAAGAAGCAGTAATAGATACTTTACACAAGATTGTGAAGTCCAAACAACATGAACCGGTACAGTTTGCTGACGGTACTAAATTAAAAGTTGACCACTATACTGCTTCTGCCATCACTAAAGTACATGGTGCTTTGAATGATGACAACAAAAAGAAGTATGCTGACATGGTTCACAAGTCAAAAGACCATTTCAAACGTGCTTCAGACTTTGCATTTAGGCACGTAAAATGAGCGTGTTGGATTCCGTTATACATAGAAAGTTGAGCGAAGCAAAAGAGTTAATCTATGCTCGTTTGAATGAACTTGTTGCAGAAAGACTTTCTGAGGCTAAACGATATGTTGCAGCCGATATGTTTGAAGAAGTTGTTCTGGATGAAGCAAGTTCAAACATTGTTAAGATGGGAAGAATTCAAAAGATTCGCCGCCGTATTAGAAGAAATAAAAAAGGCAGAATCATTGTTCAGAGAAATGTTAGACGCTCTAGTATTAAAGGTTATAGGATATCAGGCAATAGTGTTAAACGTATTACTGCCACTGCTCGTATTCATAAAGCAAGAATGTTAAAGCGTTCATGGAAGACAACAAGAAAATCTAAATTGCGCCGCTCATTACTAAAAAGAAAAATGTCAATGCGTAGACGCTCATCAATGGGAATAAGATAACATGGCACTAGAAATTACTAACTCACTAAGAGGCCCATCTATTATTAGATGTGTCGAACCAGGCACATACACGATTTCTTTAAACGATTTGAGAAAAAATACTGCTATTGAAACAGTAACATCTGCCGATATTAAACGTGCGACTTGGTCCACAAACGGCAGCATCTCTATCGTAAGAAATGCTGTTACAGTATTGTCTTTACAGGGTACAGGTGAAATGAGATTTGATGAATTTGGCCACTCTATTGCAAACAATAACACTCAAAGTATTGTTGTTACTATTGCAACTGGTGGTTCATTGATTATGGAATTAAGTAAACAAGCTACATTTTCTGTAGATGTTAATACTGGAGTATAACCAATGAAACTAATTACCGAAACAATTGAGAGTGTTAAGTATCTAGCAGAAGCTTCTGAGAGTGGTAAGAAGCACTTGTACATCGAAGGCACATTCTTAGTTGGCGATAAAGTTAACAAGAACAACCGCATGTATAAAATGGGTACGTTGAGAGAAGAAGTTAGACGTTACTCAGATGAATACATCAAAACAAATCGTGCTCTAGGAGAACTAGGGCATCCAGATACACCGTCTATTAACTTAGAACGGGTATCGCACAAGATTGTTTCCCTCGTTGAAGACGGAAACACATTTTATGGTAAAGCTTTAATTCTCGAAACGCCTTATGGCCAAATCGTGAAGAACTTTATTGAAAATGATATTCAAGTAGGTGTGTCGTCAAGAGCCATGGGTTCTGTCATTCAAACAAGAGAAGGATATAACCTGGTTCAAGACGACCTAAAACTTGCAACAGCGGCTGACATTGTTGCCGATCCATCTGCACCAGGCGCATTCGTCAATGGTATCATGGAAAACAAAGAATGGATGTTTGTTGAGGGACGCTTCGTTGAAGTAGACTTTGATAACGCCAAGAGACAAATCAAGTCAGCTTCTTCTAAACAATTAGAGGAAGTTGCGCTTAAATTGTTCGAAAATTACCTACGAAAACTTTAATTTTATAAATAAGAAATCAAAAGGAGATTCCTAATGGCAAATAGTAAACTAATGGAAGCCGCAGCAGACATTCTGGCAGGAAGCAAGAAGTCAGCTGGAGGTATGCCACCACAAAAACTGCCTGGCGCTGAGGCTCAAGACCTCGGTGGACCAACACCAGAAAATGGTAAACCAGATGACGATTCGCAAAAAATCCATGCTGGTAAAGGTGCTACACAAATGGCTGCACCAACAACCAAGCCCTCAGCTGCTTCTTCTAAAATGGAAGAAACAGAGCTTGAAAATTATTCTTTAGAAGAACTAGAAGAATTTATGGTCTCTGAAGAATTCGAACAACTTGATGAATTGTCAAAATCAACTCTTGGTTCTTATGTAAATAAAGCCAGTAAAGATGCAGTTAAAAGTTCTAGTGCTTCAACAAATTGGGCTCGCACAAGCGACAGAGCAAGAAATCCCCGTGTAAAAGTTGCTGCGGCTCAATATTCCGATGAAGAAGAAGCGAGAGAAAAAAAACGTCTAACTGGTATTGGTAAAGCAGTTAAAAAAATAACTGAAATGCATGGTGATGAAGCCGAAAACAAAGCAATGATGAAGAAAAAAATGAAAGAGGATGTTGACGCTCTTTTTTCAGATGACGATACCATTTCAGAAGAATTCAAAGGTAAAGTTTCTACAATTTTTGAAGCTCGTGTTAATGACCGTGTTCTTCAAATTGAGGAAGAAATTGAAAACCAATATGCAGGTATGCTTGAAGAAGCTATCGACACTATCAAAACTGACCTAACAGAAAAGGTCGATGACTATCTATCTTATGTTGTTGAACAATGGTTGGCAGAAAACCAAATCGCAGTTGAATCCGGTCTACGTGCTGAGTTGACTGAAGACTTCATTGGTGGTTTGAAGAACTTGTTCACAGAACACTACATTGATGTTCCTGCTGAGAAGGTTGACCTAGTTGAAGAACTTGCCGCCAAAGTTGAAGAACTTGAAAGCAAGTTAAACGAAGAAATTGAAACTGGTATTCAATTGAAGAAGTCTCTTGTTGAATCCCAAAAAACAGAAATTGCACATGAAGTCTGCGAAGGACTCACAGCTACTCAAGCTGAAAAAGTAAAATCGCTTGCAGAGAGCGTTGATTATTCCACAGAGGAAGAATACAAAGAGAAGCTTGAGACAATCCGTGAAAACTATTTCCCATCACATGCTAAAAAGGCAGATGTGAAAGACTTACATGAACAAGTGGAAGACGGCAGTGAAAAACCACAAACATCTGCTGACCCATATGTTGCATCAGTAATGCAAGCAATTTCCAAAACTAAACTTTAATTAAACAAATCCACAAGGAGAAATTTATGTATTTGTCAGAATCACTACAAAAGAAATGGGAAGGCGTACTGGACCATCCAGAC